GCAAACGGGCCTGTAGGGCCAATCGGAGATATGAACGCATGAGCAACTGCGACAAGTTTCTAGGTATGCTGTTCCTTGCGCGCGACGTGACGCACTCGGCGCACCTCAACACGCGGTCGTTTGCCAAGCACAAGGCGTTGGGTAAGTTCTACCCGGCAATCATTGACCTAGCAGACACGTTTGCCGAAATGTATCAGGGCAAGTACGGCCTGATCGGGCCGGTCATGCTGATGTCGGCCGACAAGTCGAACAACGTGCTGGAGTTTCTGGAGCGCCAGGCGGCAGAAATCGAAGAAATTCGGTATAAGGTGGTAGACAAGGACTGCACGCCGCTTCAGAACGTCATCGACGAGATCGTAGGGTTGTACTATACTACGATTTACAAACTCAAGTTTCTCGCATAAGGACGCGCACCATGGGTCTTAAAACGACAACGCAGTGCCTGGGATACCAAAGGATCAGTGGCCTGTCGGCTTCGACGGCGCTGACCGTTCCCGTTGGGGCCAATTTGGCGCTGATTGTGGCTGAGACGCAGGCTGTTCGCTGGCGCGACGACGGCACGGCGCCAACCGCCTCGATCGGAATGCCGCTGGCCACGGGCGTGTCGCTGTCCTACGACGGCGACCTCAAGGCTATCCGGTTCATTGAGCAGTCTGCTTCCGCAACACTCAACGTGTCATATTACGCATGATCCGCTATCCTGCTGGCTTTGACGGCGAAATCCGTATCAAACGGTACATGGACTATTATCAGGCCAGCTATGGCGTGATGATGCTGTCGTCTGGTCAGTTTGGCGCGGGCACAGCGGCAGGATACCTGTTGGGCTCTGAGCCGTCTGGTTACGCTACCGATTTCACAGCCGGGGGAGTGCAGGGTAACGCGCTGGTTCGGTCATCTCCAAGGAACACCCAGATGGATTACAGCGGAACTCCTTTTCTGGCGCAAGGCGGCCCGGTCACTTTTTCGCGCGGTTCTCTTGCTACCGTGACGGACAGCGACGGCTACATCAATTGGGCTCAGCATAATCTGCTGCTGGCGTCAGAACAGTTTGATGCAAGTAACTGGACAAAGAGCAGCTCCACGGTCGCCGCAAATTCAATTGCAGCCCCTGATAATGCGGTTACGGCGGACACTATCGCCGCCTCGGGCGCGAATGGCACGGTTTTGCAGTCCTACACGGCTGTTGCTGTACCCTATGTCTTTGGCGTGTGGCTGCGCCGCAAGACCGGGGCGGGCAACATTCAGATTGCTGCCGACAACGGCACATACACGACCGTTACAATCACCAACGATTGGGCGCTCTACACTGTCACGCAGACCCCGACGGCTGGCACGAAGAGCGCGGGCGTCCGCATTGTAACCAGCGGCGATGAAGTCTACGCATGGGGCGCACACCTCTACCGCTCCGACCTCGGCGGGATGCAAGCCAACGCCTCCGCGTATCCGTACTATAACTCGAGCACGCCGAAGAATTTGCTGGGGTATACGGAGAGCATTAGAAATGCCGATTGGATTACGTCTTTTTCGGGTGCGCCCGTCCCTACCAAAGGAACGACATCTGGGATTGCGCCTAATGGGCTGACTGGAACGATTGACACCTTGACTCTTCCGGCAGTTGCCGCTCCTCAGTACTCTTTTATATATCAAAACACTGGCGTCACATATCTGAACGCGCCGATAACGTTCTCAGTTTATGCCCGCGTGGCCTCTGGGTCAGGAACGATCTACCTCAATGTTGAAGACTTTGGCGCAGCTCCAACTGGCGGAAACTTTATCGCTAGCACGGCTAAGTCGCTCACGACTGAATGGCAGCGCATCTCGGTCACGGGTACGCGCACCTCCGTTTCGAGCAGTTCCATTGTGGTGATCGGCTTCGACACACGTTGCGGCGCAGGGCAGACGAACGCCTCGCCAATCACGGTCGAACTCTGGGGCGCGCAACTTTCCGACAGCGCGAGCCTTGACCCTTACACACCCAACTTTGGCGCGGCACCTAGTGCCGCTGCTGCTTATGGCCCCCGCCTTGACTACGATCCGTCAACGCTGGCGGCTAAGGGGCTGTTGGTGGAGGAGCAGCGGACGAATTTGCTGTTAAACAGTGCAACACTTTCAACGCAAAGTGTCACTGTTACAGCAACAGCACATACACTGTCATTTTATGGAACAGGAACGGTTACGCTTTCAGGCGCATCAAGTGCCGGACCGTTAATTGGAACGGGGGTATATCCTAACCGCGTAACACTTACTTTTACACCAACCGCTGGAACGCTGACACTTACGGTTACAGGAACTGTGAGCAACGCACAGCTTGAAGCCGGAGCCTTCGCCACCTCCTACATCCCCACGGCTGCTGCGACCGTCACCCGCAACGCCGATGTGGCAAGCGTGGGCGTGAGCCAGTTTCCGTATAGCGCGACTGAGGGAAGCATCGTTGCCAATGTCACTCCGCTCAACGTGGCCGCTGCCAGACGTGCCGTGCAGATTGACGACGGCACAGAGAATGAACGCTATACGCTGTCCACCAATAGCACACCAAATGGCCTGTTCACGGTAATCGACGGCGGATCGTCTCAGGCTGCGATTGCCACCGGAACGCCAGCGGCCAATACGGACATCAAACTGGCGGCGCGGTACAAGGTCAATGACTTCGCCCTGTCGGTGAACGGCGGCGCTGCATCAACGGACACCAGCGGCACGCTTCCGATAGCCAATCTGCTCATGCGGCTTGGCAGCGGCGTATCGTCCGCTGAACCGCTGAACGGCCACATCCGCCAGATCACGTACATTCCGCGCCGCCTGACTAACGCCGAACTTCAAGCGAGGACCGCATAATGGGCAATGACCTCATGTACCGCGCCACAGACGAAGCCACATGGGACGCATGGGCTGCTATCGTGAGCCTCACCTATGATGATCTCCCCAACGGCTGCTACATTGACGAAATCGGCCCCGTGGTTGTTACTCCGGCTGTTGTTGGCCCCGATGGCGAGATCATCACGCCCGCCGTCATGGACAACCGCTACCATGTGAACGTGCGCCTGATCCAGATCGCAGGGCCGCTTCCTGACCCGCTGCCAGAAGACTACGTGCCGCAGGGCCATAATCCTGCTGTGTTGGCTCAAGGTGGCCCCGGTGTTGAGTGGCTTGACCCAACAACTGTTGAGCATCCTTGCCGCATTTGGGCGGGCGGGATGAGCTATTGGACACCTGAACTTAAATCTGTTAATTAATGTTTAACCCGACTGGCCGGGTACGCCAGGAACCGAAAGGTACGTGAATGACCGAGAACGAACTAGCGGGTGCGCCCGCGCCGGAACAGGCCCCCACGGCGGCGCCCGCTTCTGAACCAGACAATTCATCGCCGGAACCGACGCCTACGGATGCGCCCAAGACCTTCTCTCAAGAAGAACTGGACGCCATCGTCGGCAAACGTCTCGCAAGAGAACAACGGAAATGGGAGCGCGAGCAAGCGCGGAAGCAGACGGCCCAGCCTACGGCACCCTTGCCGGAACCGCTGAAGCCCGACGACTTCACCAACGCGCAAGCCTACGCAGAAGCCATGGCGGAACGCAAAGCGGCAGAGATGCTGGCCCAGCGGGAAGCGGAGGCGGAACGCACGGCGACGCTCGACGCCTATCAGGACCGTGAAGAGGAAGCCCGCGGCAAGTACGACGACTTTGAACAGGTCGCCTACAACCCGAAGCTGCCAATCACGGAAACGATGGCGCAAACCATTCAGTCTTCCGAGATCGGTCCCGATGTGATCTATCACTTGGGGTCGAACCCGAAGGAAGCCGAACGGATTGCGCGCCTCAGCCCGCTCTTGCAGGCACGGGAAATCGGGAAGATCGAGGCCAAACTGGCGTCGTCTCCACCGGCCAAGAAGACCTCAACCGCCCCGGCTCCTATCAGTCCGGTCACGGCCCGCACCTCTGGTGCGCCTGCGTTCGACACCACCGACCCGCGCTCTATCAAGAGCATGTCAACGTCGGAGTGGATTGAAGCAGAACGGCTGCGCCAGACGAAGAAGTACGAGGCACAACGTAAACGTTAAGCCAAGGAAAAGACAATGGCTAACAGCATTCTTACTATCGACATGATCACCCGGAAGGCTCTCGAAATCCTTGAGAACAACCTGGTGATCACCCGCAACGTCAACCGCGCCTACGACGACAGCTTCGCCGTTGAAGGTGCCAAGATCGGTTCTACCCTCCGCATCCGTCTGCCCGACCGTGCGCTGGTGACCGACGGTGCTGCCCTTCAGGTGCAGGACGACAACGAGCAGTTCACCACGCTCACCGTCTCCAGCCAGAAGCACATTGGCGTCAACTTCACGTCGGCCGAACTGACCATGCAGCTCGACGACTTCGCTGATCGTGTGCTCAAGCCGCGTATCTCGCAGCTTGCGTCCTCCATCGACGCTGACGTCGCCAACTCCTACAAGTCGATATTCTCGACCGTTGGCACCCCCGGCACGACCCCGGCCACTTCGCTTGTCCTGCTTCAGGCCCAGCAGAAGCTGAACGAGTACGCTGCCATGATGCCGAACCGCTACGCCACGGTGAACCCGGCGGCCAACGCGGGTCTGGTCGAAGGCATGAAGGGTCTCTTCAACCCCGTTGACACTATCTCCCGCCAGTTCAAGAACGGCATGATGGGTGAAGGTGTCCTCGGCTACGAGGAGATCAATATGTCGCAGTCCATCAAGCAGCACACGACTGGCTCGCGCGCTGCCACGGGCGCGACCGTCAACGGCAACGCTACGGAAGGCGCTTCGACCATCACGCTCGCGTCTGCTGGCAACGCCCTGACCTTCACCGTTGGTGACGTGTTCACGGTGGCTGACTGCTTCTCCGTCAACCCGCAGACCCGCGAAAGCACGGGTTCGCTTCAGCAGTTCGTCGTGACCGCTGCGGCTACCTCGTCTGCTGGTGGTGCCGTGACCCTCAGCGTTTCCCCGGCGCTCTACTCGCCGTCGAACGCTCTGGCGACCGTCAACACCCTGACGATCACCGGCAAGGCCGTCACCTTCGTCGGCGCGGCTTCGACCCAGTACCCGCAGAACCTTGTGTACCACAAGGACGCCATCTCCTTCGCCACGGCTGACCTTCTCATGCCGAGCGGTGTGGATATGGCTTCCCGCCAGGTTCACAACGGCATCTCGATGCGTATCGTGCGCCAGTACGACATCAACAACGACCGGCTCCCCTGCCGTATCGACGTGCTGTACGGCTTCGCAACCATCCGTCCGCAGATGGCCGCGCGCATCTGGGGCTAACAGGTAAAGATAGGAGATACTCACATGTCACTTCCCAATGGCGGCGGCGGTTACCAGATCGGTGACGGCAACCTCGACGAACCGCTCATCGACGCGCTCCCCGATCCGATCTCGGTCACGACCGCGGCGACGCTCACCCCGGCGCAGGTTCTCAACGGCCTGATCCTTGCAAACAGCGGCATCACCGCGGCATCCGTGACCTACACGCTGCCGACGGTGGCGGATCTGGAAGCCGTTCTGACCAACTCGGACAAGGTGGGCACTGCGTTCACCTTCCGCGTAGTGAACCTCGGCACCTCTTCGGCCACCGCCATCATCGCTGCTGGCACGGGCTGGACGATTACGGGTTCGCTCACCATGACGATCCCCGTGACGACCGGCGCGATGATGATCGCCCGCAAGTCTGCGGCGGGCGCATGGACGCTGTACCGCGTAGCATAACCAACAGGCGGGCGGCTTCGGCCGCCCGCCATCTATCTGGAGGAACCATGATCTATCTTCGTCATCCCAAGCACGGCGTCAAGATCGCCACCATGGAAATGGAAGCGCAGTACGACGAGATGAACGGCTGGTCGCGGTTCGACCCGGACGAACCGTTGAATGACGCGCCGGAACAGGGTAATGTCATGCTTGAACCCCGGCGCCGCGGTCGGCCCCGGCTAGAAGCGAGCGAATGACATGACGACGGCTGGCGACCTGATCAATGGATCACTGAGGCTTCTAGGCGTTCTGGCGGAAGGCGAAACGCCTTCGTCTGAAACATCGCAGGACGCGCTGGTCGCCATGAACCAGATGATCCAGTCGTGGAACACCGAGCGCCTCACCGTATTCGCTACCCAGGATCAAGTCGTCAGTTGGCCGCCCAGCACCATCTCGCGCACATTTGGGCCGACCGGCGACATTGTCGCCAACCGCCCCGTTGCCATCGACGACAGCACCTATTTCCGCGATCCGTCCAACGGCATTTCCTATGGCCTCAAGCTGATCAATCAGCAGCAGTACAACGGCATTGCCGTCAAGACCGTCACCAGCACCTACCCGCAGGTGATGTGGGTCAACATGACCTATCCCGACGTTGAGATGTACGTCTATCCGGTGCCGACCAAGGTGCTGGAGTTTCACATTGTCTCGGTGGACGAATTGACCCAGCCGGCCAATCTGGCGACCGATCTGGCTTTCCCGCCGGGCTATCTGCGCTGTTTTCGCTACAACCTCGCCTGCGAACTGGCGCCTGAGTTTGGCACGGAGCCACCCCGGCAGGTGCAGCGCATTGCCATGACCTCAAAGCGCAACCTGAAGCGCATCA